CCTTGCATGAGCTTCTATATCAAAGATGTTGTCCGTTTAGCACCGGACTATGCTTTTTTGTAATTTTATTCATTTAATTTGAATTTTAAGTTTTATTAATAACAACATTTGTTTGAGGTTATTATTATAACCTAACTCTAAGTGATTTGTTTAAAACTTGCTCTAAGGCATTACGTCCTTAGTTCATTCATATATTATTTTAATATACAAATTATACTTTTATCTCGTTGACAGAGTCTGTCTTGTCCCCTTTTAGGGGACAACCGTGAAGAGGAGCTGCTACTCCTCAATCGTCCAAAGACGTTAAAATCTTTGGGTGCGATTATTCTTATCGTCAAATAGAAACCCCCCCATCTTTTTCGGAAATATTTAACACTGGTTTAAATCAGCAGTGTCGTATGTATTTTCCGTTTTGATTAGTAATTTATTACTAGAAATTTAGATGTGTGTAGATGAGTCGCATAGACTTAATTTTACCAAGAACATCCCCCTCGCTTATTAGCGAATATTTACTATCATAGTAGAAACCCTCACAAAGAGGTGAGTTTCACTTACGTTTATATACTAATATTTGAGAACAATTGGAATTCTTGATTTATTTTAATCCGACGTACCGGAAGTTATTTTGCTCGATATATTCTGCCTATCTCTCGTTTCAGCACGTACCAGCGTGTAGGGTGTTGCATTACCCGAAATTTCTTGAGAGCTCTAGGTAGCGTTGAGACATCAACATCACATATCTTTACATTTCTGTAGTGAAGAACAATCTAAAATTTGCTTAGGCGCTTGCGCCTACTGATATCAATCCAATCCATTAATCATGACAAGTCTATTATTTAAAGGAAACAATTTCAAAAGCAACAATTGGATTCTGGACACTATTACCCTAGTGTTTTCAGTTAGTACCGCCGTTCTCTATCTTCATAGTGTTCTTACTTCCCAATCTGGGAAAGAAGAACGCCGTGAACAATATGATAGAAAAAAGAACAATCAGAGCAAGTCTGATCGCAAAAAAGCGAAAAACTTGCAAACCAAGCTTAAAAAGATAGCAGACAATAAGGTTCATAGGAAGAAACATCTCCAGTCACAATCTGGAACTGTTCATTCCTCCTCCTATTATCTTGAGCACACATATAGCCTTTTACAAGAGGTTAGTGTTGATGCATTAAGCAAAGTATGGTTCTTTTTAAATACTTTACCTACTAAATCTAATGATTTAAATACATTTATAACTACAACTTATAATAAAACTAAATCTTTAGTTTCTGAATTGGAAATTCCCACCGAATTTATTCAGAAGTTCGACTTTTCATCATACGTGAATGCCATTAAATACATTCGTACTTGTAAATTAATGACTGATTTTTACACGATTTTGAATATGCTTACCACTTTAGGTTGGCTAAAATCAATTGAATTGAAATGTTCAGAAGTTGTATTTTTCAAATCTGAGTCTCTACGAAAGACTATTACTTTACCAGATTTATTAACAGCTTTCATTTCTTTTCTGAAGACATTGATCAAGTGTCTTCTAAAATATCCTTCTAAAGGTTTCTTAGCATTTTACGAAGATGCTATTAAAGGAACTTATGAAGAAGATTACACATTCTTAGTTTCTAGCAAAGTCCTTATTGATACAGGACGATCTGAGATAGATCCTAAATTGTATGATCGAAAATTGTCAGAAATGATCACACTTACAGGAGAATTAATTTCTTCTTGTGATGCATTTGAAAAAGCTTATTATGTATCTAAACTTAAAGAACTTAAGGCATTAATGTCTTCTCGTACTTTAGCGCAGAGAGATTTTATTCGCATGAAACCGTATGGGTTATTAGCATATGGTGGATCTGCCGTAGGAAAAACGGCAATTTCGAATGCTTTAATTCGTTATATTCTTAAAGTTAATAATTTTGATTCATCACCGAAATCAATTATTACTCTAAATGAATTCGACAAATTTCAATCAGAATACCGTACCCATCATGGAGGCGTTATTTTTGATGATTTGTGTAACGGAACTGTTGATCACACTGATGGGAATCCGTTAATGAAAATTATTCAATTCATTAATAATTCTCCACAAGCCGCTCTAAATCCAAATGTAGAAATGAAGGGAAATGTAATGATTGAACCCAATGTGGTTCTTGCTACTACTAATGTCAAAAATTTGATGGCTTCATACTACACGAATGAGCCTCTTTCAATTGCCCGTCGATTTAACGTTACTATTACTCAGTCAGTTAAACCTGAATATTGTATTGCAGGTACTTCTATGATTGACGAAACTAAAGTGCGTGCCGCATTTGGAAGTGATCCTTATCCTAATTTCGCATTATTTACTGTTGAACGTGCACTTTCTTCTACTGGAAACATTATGAGGAAAAATGTAGTACAAACTGTACATTACGTGCCAGTTGATTTTGAAGGAAAACAACTAATTGATATTGAGATAAATACTCTATTGAAATTTTTGAAAGAAGATTCACAAAAACATTTTTCTAATCAAGCTAATTTTGTTGCATCACAACGTAAAAATGCTGATATAGAATTGTGCGAACATATGCTTCCTGTAGGAAATTGTTCCAAGTGCATTTTCGAGTCCCAAGCCGCTGATTTAACATATGTTCTTGATGGAATTAAATCCATTGAAGAAAAAATTGTCAGTTATTGTGAATCAGTTATGTACGATTTTCTTAATACGAAATTTGGACGCTTATTACTGATGTATCTTTATCGGGATGTGCTTAAAAACATTGTCTTAGGTATTGCACCATTTTATGCTTTATTATGCCTAAATTGTTTGTTATTAGAACATTTGGGTGTATTGCCTGGTTTGACTTACTTTATTGTGTTAACAGTTATTATTGTTGGTGTGGTTGGTATCCGTTTCTATCTAGCTCGAAAGAGAGTTTTAAAGAAGTGGTGTACTTTTCCTAGACCAACCGTATATTTCTTATCTTTGTCGTTTGTCAATCAGATGAAAATAATTTCGTTAATAGGAGGAGCTACTACTTTAGCTTTACTTAAGAAATTTTTCATGTGGAGAAATAAGTTGCCAACTGCCCAAGCAGCAGATCCAATTACTCTTAGATCTTCTGGAGTACCAGTTAAGACAAAAGAATTTTGGGATGAACGTGAAATTGAGAAGAATTTCTCTTTTAATCCACAAATTGAGAATACAGGGCGCTGTATTACTTTGGATCAACTTAAACAGAAAGTTTCTAAGCGATTGATGATGGTGCATATAGGAAAACCTGGAGAAGCGCATTTTTGCAATTGCGTTTCTTTAAGAGGTAATCTTGTATTGTTACCGAATCATATTGTCCCTAAAACAACAACAGAAGCTAAAATCACCATGGAAGGAGCACACATTAATAATTGTGTGATCTCTCCCGAATCATGTTACCATATTCCTGGTACTGATTTTGCAATTTGGTATTTACCTGAGTTGGGTGATCGTAGAGATTTGTTACAACATTTTCCTACCAATATCACTAAGGGAAAACAATATGTTGGATCTTTGATTTATAATGACCATGGTTTGATCAAGCGCTTCCCAGACATGTTAGCAACTCGTTCTAAAACTACCACTTCTGAAGGTGGGCGTTTTGAATCATTGGTGTATTCCTTTCCAGGGGAGACATTTAATGGTTTGTGTATGGCTACATTTGTTGCCACTGATTCTAAAGGTCTTCCATTCATAGGAGGTTTCCATTTAGGTGGAAGAGGATCAGCTGGCGCAGCCGGTTTTATTACAAAGGAACAAATCGAGATGGGCATTGAACAGATTTCTAAAAGGTCTTCTGTTTTAGTGTCTCACACTGGATCTAATTTCCGAACAAATATTGCTGGAATTGAAGTTGGACCATTGACTGCGCCTCATTCTTTGTGCGTAAGTAATGATCTCAAACCTGATGCTAAATGTACTGTTTTTGGCACACATAATCAACCCAGAGCAACGGCCACATCCGCCGTTGTTACTTCAATAATTTCAGGTGCAGTAGCTGAGCATACAGGTTTGATCAAAATACATGGTCAACCATATAAAATGGGTGATCGTATGCACAAAGAAGTAGATATTGCTGGAAAAACTGATACTGCCTACAAATTTAATGGCGCTTCTGTGGAGAAGGCCGTTATTGATTATAAAACATCCATTATTGGAGGTTTGACTCAAAAAGATTTGGCTAAAGTAGGCAAATTAGGAAATGATGCTAATCTTGCTGGATTTGATGGTGTACAAGGTGTTAATGCTATGGCATTTACTACATCTTGTGGATTTCCATTTAAAGGTCCAAAAACCAGTATGGTTTCAAAATCAGATCGTTTCGTTGATGGCATTGATTGCCCTCGTGATGTTGATCCTATTATTCTTGATGAAATGAAAGAATTAGAGACCATCTTATTGCGTGGTGAAAGGATTAATACTGTCTTTAAAGCAGCTTTGAAAGACGAACCTACCAAATACACTAAGAAGAAAGTTCGTGTGTTTGCTGGTAGCAATTTCCCTTTTACTATGTTGGTTCGCAAATATTTTCTAACTATGTCTGCTTTAATGCAGGAAAAGAAAGAATTGTTTGAATGTGCTGTGGGAATCAATGTAGAATCTCCTGAATGGACTAAGTTGATGAAACATGTTTACGTACATGGTGAAAACCGTGTTGTAGCAGGTGATTATAAGGCATTTGACGGACGTATGTCCCCAAGATTTATGCTTGCAGCTTTTAAAATCTTAATCGACATTGCAAAAGCGAGTGGTAATTTTGATGAAGATGATCTTATCATTATGAGAGGAATTGCAACGGAAATTTGTAGTCCCACTTATGATTTCTTCGGAACTCTAATTCAATTTTATGGTTCTAATCCATCTGGACATCCTTTAACTGTTGTTATTAATTCAATGGTTAATAGCTTATATATGCGTTATTGCTATTATGAGATTGCCAAGGAAGAAAAATGGTTTAGGATTCCGAGATTTAATAAAATTGTCTCTCTAATTACGTATGGTGATGATAACATTATGTCTGTTAAAAGCGGATATGATGCTTACAATCATACTAATATTGCTAGAATGTTGGCAATGAGTGGTATTGTGTATACAATGGCTGATAAAGAAGCAGAATCAATCCCTTTTATTGAGGGGAAAGATGCTGGTTTCTTGAAGCATAATGCCGTTTGGGATGATTATTTAGGTCTTTATCGTGCTGTTATTGATGAATCATCTATCGCAAAGATGTTGCATGCACATAAGAAATCTTCTGTTCTAAGTGAAGAGATGCATGCTGCTTGTTCCATTAAAGATGTAATGGACAAGTATGCTCATTTTGGTAGGGAAAAATACGAAGAAAGACGTGAACAATTGACAGCTGTTGCACGTGATGCAGGAATTTTAGGTCTTGTTGGTGAGATCAAGACTTATGAAGAACAATTGGATGAATATTGTTCAAAATATGATTGGGAGAATAACCCAAGACCCTCTGCAGTAGAGTAAACTGCACTCAGCGCTAGGTAGCGCTATATAAATAACCATTGCGATGGTAACTTGCAATTAAAACCAAAGAACCTGTGTGAGGTAGTTACTTGCTATTCAAAAGGAACTTTCAGCCTAATTAATAGTAAAGAAAACTTACACATCTTGAACTAACCTCGTTTAGTACCGTCTTTGTCGCGGACTGGTGTTGATACCATACAAGAGAAGCTCTGTAGCGCAAATACTGATGCACATTTGCGTTATATATTTAAATATGTATTACTACAAAATTATTTAACAAAACGTTGTCAATACGTAAATTGACGGATACTGT